GACTGGGCCGTGCCGCCGAAGGCCGACGTGACCAACCTACAAGTCGTCAAGGCCGCAAACCCATTCAGTGGCGTCACCATCGAGAGCCTGAAGCAGGATTTCGAATCGCCGACGATGACCCTCGCCCACTGGTCGCGCTTCAAGTGCAACATCCCGACGCGTGCGGTCCGCTCGGCGGTCTCGACGATCGAGTGGGAGCGTGCGGCGACGGCCGAGCGCATTCCTCAAGGAACGTCGATCTGGCTCGGCCTCGACGTCGGCTGGAAGTGGGACACGACGGCGATGGTGCCGCTCTGGCCGCGCGACCCGTCGTTCCGACTGCTCGGTGCGGCGACGATCCTCGTCCCGCCGCGCAACGGCGACACGCTGAAGCCGGCGGACGTCCACCGCGCGATCCTCGAGATCCACGAGCGCACGCCGATCCACACCGTGGTGATGGACATCACCCGCGCCGAGGAGACCGCGGAGTGGATTCGCGACGAGCTCGGGGCCGAGGTCGTCGAGTGGAGCCAGGGCAACGAGAACGCCGCCCTGGAGTACGAGCGTTTCATGACCGGGCTGCGCGGCGGCTGGCTCTGGCACAGCGGCGACCGCGGCCTCACGCGCCACGTGATGAACGCGATCGCGCGGATGCTGCCGAACGGCAAGCACCGCTTCGAGCGCACAAGCTCCACGCGGCAGGGCGGCGACCAGGAGCAGCGGGTGATCGACGCCCTGGTCGCCGCGGCGATGGTCGTCGCGCGCTTCGTCGGTCCGGTCGAGCAGGAGCAGCGCCAGGCCTGGGGTGCGGCGTGAACATCTTCCAGCGCGTCGCCGTGGCCGTGCGCCGGCTGACCCGGATGGTCTGGGGCCGCTACCCGCCGCGGCGCGGCTTCTATGGCCGCCTCGGCGACGAGCGCAACTACGAAGGCCTCGTCGGCGATGGCCGCGGGTCCGCGCTGCTCATGTCCTGCGTCTCCTGGGTCGTGAACGCGTTCACGCAGATGCGCCCGATCGTCGTCGAGCTCACCGATGACGATGAGCTCGCGGCCGAGCAGGTCGTCGGCCATCCGCTCGCACGGCTCTTCCGCCGCCCGACGTTCGATCCGCAGCTCGGGCGCTCGTATTACACGTGGATCACGATGATCGCCGGCGTCCTCATCTCGTACATCGTCGACGGCAACGCCTATCTGCTGAAGATCCGCGGTGCCGGCGGCGCCGGTCGGCCGGTGCAGCTGTGGTACGTGCCGCATTTCATGATGGAGCCGCGCTGGGACATGGACGATCCGACGCGCTTCATCCTCGGCTACGACTACGCGCCTGACGGCACGGGGCTCCCAAGCGGGCCGATGTCGGTCGCGAACCCCGACGGGAGCGGACCGGTGTACTGGGTCGCCGTCGACGACGTCATACACCTGCGGGACGGCCTCGATCCGGACAACTCGCGCAAGGGCCTCTCGAAGGTGAAGACGCTGCTGCGCGAGATCTATACCGACGAGGAGGGCGCGCGTTTCACCGCCTCGCTGCTGCGAAATCATGGCGCTCCGGGCATCGTCGTCGCGCCGAAACAGCCGCTCGCCAATCCCGACGACGCGACCGAGGTCAAGCAGCGGCTCATGGTCGACTTCACCGGCGATCGCCGCGGCGAGCCGATCGTGCTCAAGGGCCCGAGCGAGGTGACCCAGTTCGGCTTCTCGCCGGAGCAGATGAAGCTCGGCGACATCCGCGACATTCCCGAGGAGCGCATCTCGGCGGCGGTCGGGATCCCGGCCGCGGTCGTCGGATTCGGCGCGGGTCTGCAATCGACGAAGGTCGGCGCGACGATGGCCGAGCTGGTCGACCTCGCCTGGCAGAACGGCGTGCTGCCCCGCGCGATCGCGATCGCGGCGGAGATCACCGAGCAGCTGCTCACCGACTTCGAGAACGACGCCGGCGAAGGCATCGAGTTCGTCTTCGATACCTCAAAGGTCCCGATCATGGCCGACTATCACCTCAAGGTCGCGCAGCGCTGGGACGTCGCCGTCAAGGGCGGCTGGGTCCAGGTCGCCGAGGCGCGCCGCGGGACCGGGCTCAAGGTCGGGCCGCGCGACAAGGTCTACCTGCGCCAGATCCAGATGCAGGAGATCGACGCGACGAAGAAGCCGGTCATCGACGGGACGCCGGTCGTTCCGGCGCTCGCGCCAGCAGCGCCGACGGCTGCGCTCGGTCCGGGCGAGCAGCCGCCCGCAGAGCAGCCCGCCGCGAAGGCGGTTCAGGATCCAGAGGAAGTTGAGATCATCGTTCCTCGTCCGAAGCGTCAGCGCCCGGTAATGCTTCCAAGCTCAGAACCAGCCTGGGTCTATTTCATCGGACAGGATTACGACACGCCGATCAAGATAGGTGTGAGTGTCGATCCTGATGAGCGCCTCAATGGAATTCAGACCGGGCATCCCGAGCGGCTTAGCGTCTTGGCGCGTATCCCTGGGACGCAGCAGACTGAGGCGGAGCTGCATCGAAAGTTCGCCCACCTGCGAATGCAGGGTGAGTGGTTCAAGCCTGATCCGGCGCTGCGTGACTTCATTATCTCCGCGACAACAGCCGCGCGTGAGGATATCGGTAACGCTCTAGGAGAAGGAATCACGCACCGCCAAGCCGAGGTCGCGTCGCTAATCACCGATGGTCTGACCAACAAGGAAATCGCCGCACGTCTGGGAATCTCTGAGCGAACGGTCGAGAGAGAGGTCACGGCCACACTAAGCGCGGCCAACGTCGACAATCGTACTGACCTGACGCGGCTGCTGAAGGGCGAGACTCAGACGAACTAAGCCCGCCCACGGCGGGCATTTGGCGGTCGATGGCGGTCAGTTCCCCTTACGTTGTCGGATGTCGGCTCGGCTTACTCATCCGCGCAATGGCGGACCAGTTTGACTTCGTCCTAGAGCTCAAGGCGGTCGACACCGAGCAGCGCCTCATCGATGGCTATGCCGCCGTCTTCGGCAATCTGGACCAGGGCGGCGACGTCATCGAGCCCGGCGCGTTCACCAAGACGCTCGCTGGCCGCGATCCGGCATCGATCCCCGTGTTCATCGGCCACCGCCAGGACTCCCTGCCTGTCGGCGAGCCCGTCGTGGTGAAGGAAGACGGCAACGGTCTGTTCACGAGAACGCGGATCTACTCGACGCCGGAGGGCGACAGCCTGCTCGCCGTCGCCAAGCAGCGCCTGAAGAGCGGCGCCGGCCTCGGCATGTCGATCGGCTACGGCATCCCGCCGGGAGGCTCGATCTTCGAGGGCGGGAAGCATCGGCTCAAGGAGATCGACCTCGGCGAGTTCTCATACGTCGCCAGGCCGATGAACCCGAAGGCCACGATCGTCGCTGTCAAGGCGAGCGTCGACAATGGCCCCTGGGACGGCAGCGCGGCGATGGCCTCCTGCGACACGGCGTCCTGCTTCGAGTCCATCTGCGCCGGCCGCCGAGAGGGCGACCCGGATCTGCGCTCGACGTGGGCGCTGCCCCATCACGACCGATCGGGAGCACCACCGAACGCGGCCGCCGTGCGCAATTCGCTCGCGCGCTTCGATCAGACCGAGGGTCTTGTCAACCGCGATGCGGCGCGTGCGCATCTTGAGGCGCACATGCGCCAGATCAATCCCGACTACGAGGCATCCGCGCCCGCGATCGAAGAAACGAAAGCCGGACGCACGATCTCACGCGCGACGCACGACGCGATGATGGCCGACCTCGACGAGATGGCCGCCAGGATCGATTCGATGCGCACGCGACTGCGCGAGGGCGCCGGCATGGACATGGGCGAGGAGATGAGCGCGCTGGCGGCCCCACAAAGCAAGCAGCAGGACGCAGCGCCGAGCGAGGCATGGCTCGATCTGGACGGAGAGCAGATGGCGCTCGAGCTCGCACTGGTGAAAGCAAGAGGAGGGTACAGATGAGCAAGGCAACCGAGCTCGCTAACGAGCTCGAGACCATCGTCGCGAATCGTCAGGCGATCGCTGACGAGTTCAAGGACAAGGCGGCCAAGGACATCCCGGCCGAGAAGAAGCAGGCTCTCGCGCAGCTCCTGGATCGCGCGAAGGTCGTGCAGCAGCAGCTCAAGGAGGAGCAGAAGCGGGAGCAGGATGAGAAGGAAGCCGACGATCTGAAGTCATACCTCGCTCGCCCGGCCATGAACCTCCCGCACCCGAGTCCAGTCAACGCTGACCCCGACGGCCGCAAGGCGCTCGAGGGCCAGGGCTGGGAGTTCAAGAACGGCGTCGCGTACAAGAACACCTCGCTGGGCAAGCGCATCGAGATGTTCAGCGAGAAGGTGCTCTTCGGGAAATTCCCCGAGGGCAAGGGCACCGAAAGCGAGGCCGACTACTTCCGCATGACGCGCGCCGCGATCCAGCCGGCCTATCGGGACATCTTCTCTAAGTACGCGCTCGCCGTCGCTCGCGGGCGCAGCGAGGCGATGGCCTTCGCCCAGCTCTCCGCGAACGAACAGAAGGCGCTCTCCGAGGGCCAGGATGACGTCGGCGGTTACCTCGTGCCGCCGGATGTTCAGGCCGAGGTGCTCGCGCGCATCGGACAGCGTGCGGTGATCCGCCGCTACGCCACCGTACAGACGACGAGCCGAGACACGCTGCGCTATCCGCGGGTGAATGCCGCCGCCGCGACGGAAGGCGGTCTCGCCTCCGGCGGCGCATCGGTCTTCTCGTCGGGCTTCGTCGGGACGTGGGTCGGTGAGACGCCGGCCTTCACCGACAAGGACCCTGGCTTCGGCCAGTTCGACATCTCGATCAAGAAGATCCGCGCCGCGACGAAGCTCTCGAACGATCTCATCTCCGACTCGGCGGTCGACCTTCTCGCCTGGCTCGCCGTCAACGGCTCCGGCAACATCGCGCTCGTCGAGGACCTCGGCTTCATCCGTGGTGACGGCGCCGCGCTGCAGCCGCTCGGACTGCTGAACGGCGGTTCCGCGACGGTCGATGTCGAAGGCAGCACGGCGAACACGATCTCGAACACGACCGCCGCGACGGGCACCGCACCGAAGATCTGGGACGTCATGTTCGCCGTCCCCCCGCAGTACCGAGCGAACCGCGCATCCTGCGTCTGGCTCATGACGCCGACGTCGGATGGCAAGACGCGCAAGCTCGTCGATGCCAACGGCCGCTTCATGTTCCCGCTCGAAGCCTCACTGGGCTCCGGTCTCGGTTCCGGCGGCACGCTGTTGACCTATACCGTCGAGGACACCCCGTTCATGCTGGAGGACGGCACCGACACGAACAAGGTCTACGCCTTCGGCGATCTCTCCGCGTACATCATCGGCCAGCGCGCCGCGATCTCGACGGTCTTCCTGCGTGAGCGCTTCGCGGACACCGACCAGACCGGGATCATCCTGTTCGAGCGTGTCGGCGGGGCACTGTGGAACCCCGACGCCGTCCGCTTTGGCGTCGTCTGATCCCATCGAATTGAGGAGGTAAGAGCACATGCCTGGTGAGCACAGCGGACAGAGCCTCGACATCCTGGTCACCCAGGAGATCCCGCCGCAGTCCATCACCGGCGGCGCGGTCAACGGCACCGGCGTCGATACGTCGGGCTGGGAAGAGGTCACCTTCCACATCAACATCGGCGCGATCACCGGCGCGGGCACCCTCGCCGCGGTCATCCAGGAGGACACCGCGTCGAACTTCGGGACCGCCGCGAACGTGGCGAACGCCGCGCTCACGAACGTGACGAACACCACGCCGAACAACGTCATGATCCTGGGCATCCTGCGGCCGACGAAGCGCTACGTCCGGCTCGTCGTGACCCAGGCGACGAACACCGTCATCGCTAGCGCGACCTGCATCCGCAGCCGCCGCACCGGGCTGCTCCCGCCGACGCAGTCCGCGTCGCAGACGGTCATCCTGAAAGAGAACTAGCCCAGTGCAGACGCTGGAAGAGGCCCGCTCCGCCGTCTCCGCGGAGTGGGCCTCCCGCGCACCGCGCACCCCGGAAGAGATCAGTGCCTTCTACCGGGAGAGCTCGAGCCTGGGGGCCGAGCTC